CTTAGGATTTGGTTCGCTACCTGGCTTCATGCCAGTTTGTGGTACACCCACTTTTTTCTGTAGATCTTTCAACAGTGCCTCGTCTCCGGGAGCCACTTTGTCCATGGCACGACCGGCCATTTTTTTCATGCCACCGCCAATTTTCTTTACAATAGAACCTAGGCCTTCATCCATTGACTCGTCGTATTTGTCATACTTGGCTCTGATTTTGTCAAGAGGCTTGCCTTCACGACCAGCTTTGGCCAGGGCCTGCATGCCGTCTTTGCCAAACTTTTCAATGCCTTTGGCATGACGACTCATGTCACGTTCGTTGAGTTGTTGGTTTGTGGTTTCTGGCTTTTCGCGAATGCTGTCCAGTTTTTTGTTTAGGTCATAAAAAAATGTCATTTTAAATTATCCTCGGGGTTGAGCGCCAGTGGCTGGCTTGGGCGGACGTTTGATATTTGTCATTGGACTTTTGGTGCCCAGAGGCAAATCATTTGTGGTCTTCGCAGCGGGTGTTTTACCACCAGCCACTGTGAAATCAGAACGGTAAGCATTTTTCAACACTGCATGATCATGCGGTTCAGCACTGTAATCTTTTTTCAATGCACGTTGTTCAGCATCAGGTGGCGGCAAATCAGTGTTGGCCAACAAATCTTTGTTTTCAGTTTCAACTCGGTCTGCTTCGTCAACCAGGCCGTCAACATGAGCCTGTGTTTGCATCACTATGAGATTGGGGTCACCGCCTAGCAACTGAAACAGTTGTTTGATTTGCGGTTCAATAGCAGGATATTTGAAACTGGCATCAAACATGGTCACTGCGTCATTTTTGTTGTTGGGAAAGTCAGTGAGCACTTTTTGAATGGGAGTGATTTTGATGTCGCCTAATTTCACTGGATCAAATTGATCCAGCTTGGTTTTGAATTGGCGCACAAGATCGTCTGGAATGCGACCACACATTTTGATACGATAATCGTATGTGCGTTCGCTTTCTGCTAGATATTTGGCAAATGGTTTCATGTCAGGTTCCTGTGATATATTTATTCATTTTGCGCTTTTTGGTTCTTGGTACCAAGAATACGATCCAACAATTCATTGCGACTCAACACATGTCCTTGGCCCTGCTGCGGTGCTTTTTCTTCAGGTTGTGATTGATCCAGTCGAGCTTTTTTCAATTGTAGATCAATCATCTTGAGTTTTTTATCCAATTTAGCTGTTTTGGCAGTGATAGCATGTCCCAGCATGTTGGATGCCACTGAAAAAATTTCAGACGCAAAACGACTGTCTACTTGCATGCCTAAGTCCATGAGATCTCGGTAGCTGGCCGTGGCCAGGACGGCCAATTCGTCCATTTCTGTGTCAGTGGCATCTAGACCACGCACAGCTGGCAGAGCCGAATCAATTTTGTCAATGGCCTGATCCAGTGCAACTATGGTTGCACGATTGGAAGGCAGTGTGGGTATAGCAGTGTCGACTTCAGTTTCTGTTGGTGGTAAATCAAACAGTTGTTCGAGTTTTCTTGTCATGCCATATTTATGGACTCAGGCACGCCCGTTGGCAAACATGTCGTTTTCGGTGATCACCCTAAAGGTCATGCCGTTGCGGCGTGCCCACTTGGTTGCAGCATCCCATTTGGCATAGTTGATTGCTACCACAGCTCTATCTTTACTGCTCATTTTGCTTTCTATCACACTTTGTTTTTTGGGTTTGATTTCAATCAACTCAGCTCTCACTGTGTTGTCTCTGTTGCGGTATGTGATCAGAAAGTCTGGAATGTACTGCGTCATTTTGCCAGTGAGTGGATGTCGATAAGGTATGGCAATGCTTTCACTGGCCCACTGCAAAATGTGATCGTTGGTGTCGCAAAAGCGCATGAAACTGTGCTCCCATCCAGAACGAAATCTTGGTATGCCTTTGCCCACATATTTGTCAGGATTTTTGACCACATACTGACCCTGTGCCCAACGACTCATATCAGTATATTTCTAGCTACGTAGGCATTGGGAACCACGGCCACTCCAACTCCCAGCAGTGTGGCACGGCTGCGTATCTGATTTAGATAATATGCCAGGCTGGCATTGAGATTCAATCCATTGATGCCTTGAAATTCGCCCAACAAAGTCAGTGCAGGAATGTTTGTGGTCGATGCCACTTGAAACAAACTGGTTGCAAAATTTGCAGCGGCTCGTTTGTTGCCCATTTCTTGCAAGAAATAACTGTAGACCAAATCGTATTCAGCAGCAGGCACGTTGATGTTGAATTTGTAAAAGTTGTCAAAAACTCTTACTGTGCTGTCTAGATTGGGATTTACAGCGTTGACAGTGCTCATGTTAATTTGATCCTGTATTAATGCTAGGTGTAGGAATAAAAACGCCGCCAGGGTTGTTCATCAACGATCGTGTGGCTGCAGGCAAGCCTTCAATCAGTGTGCCAGTGCCCAGAGCAATGCCTGCACTCTTTTCCACAGCCACCTGACCAATGGTTTGATTCCCACCAAATTGAGCATAGGAGCGCATGGGAGTTTGTGCAGATCCTATTAGGCCAGTCAATGAGCCACTCTGCAAATCTTCAATGCTGCCTTCGCCGACATCCAACAAACTGCCCTGGCCAAACACAGTTTGATTGCCACCGGTGCGGCTGATTGGACTCAACTCAGTGTCATAGTGACTGGGGTCAGCAAATCCTTGAACATTGACATCAGGTCTACTGCTGCCAATGGCACCACTGTAATATTTTACAGTTTCGTAATCAATGGTCATGGAATTTTCCATGATGCCGGCGCCGTCCTCGTAGGAGTAAGTGTCGTGTCCCCAATTTGATATCACAGGATTTATCAACACATATTCAGCGTACTTGCGCTGATCCATGCCGTAGATTCTTATGTCACGGAAGAATGGTGGTTTGCCGCCACCATCAGCAGTGGAGGTACCGTCTGTCCAAGATTCACCTGAATAACCCCAGCCGTTGCGATTTCTTTGTACGTCAGAGTAAATGTCTCTGGTGTTGAGATTTGATCCAGTGCTTTGATTGTTCACAGTGCCGTTGGTACCGTTGGTGGCGGCGGCTGCAAGATATGGCTGTGTGGGGTCTTTGTAGTAATAGGAAAAATAATAATACCACAGCCTACGAGCATTGTCTCCACCGTCGTCGTGAAATGTCAATGTCACTGGCTGATAGTCAACTTTGGTTTGAATTATTCTTTTGCGATTGTATTGATTCAGAGTTTCAGTGGCAATTTTGTACTTGGGGAGATCCACTGTTTTGACCAACAAACTGAGATCTTTGACTTCTTGATTGCCTAATACACCAGCAGATCTTAGATAAGGAATGGCATCTATGTTGATTGTGAAACTGACATGGAACAAGAACTTAAACCGAGGTTTAAGTTCATAACTGTTGGTAGTAAAAGTTTTACTTGCGTGACGGTAATCACGCAAGTAATTGTTGCCGCCAAAACCCTGCAGTATCTGATTGCCAATGCCAAAGGGGCCGCCACCATTGGCCATAAGTTATCCTTACTGACCTTGACCAACACCAGTGACCACAGTACCAAGAGTACGTGCCACAGGCGTACCAACACCAGTGCCTTCAGGCGTTTGGTTGGCGTTGTCGTAAGCAATGCTCATTTCAATTGTTGCAGCTTCGTTGGTGCCGTAGTTCAAGTCACCATAGTTTGCACCTTTGAGGTAACAGCCGTACAGTTCCCAAGTCTCAAGAACGATGGGTTGAATTGCGCCGTTGCCGCCATCAAGGATCTGAATCTTGGTCAAGAATTTGTAGTCAATACCCGACGATGCCGAGGCCATTTCCACAAAGTCCATTTGCTTCTGAAGCTGCTCACCAACCAGTCGTGCAATCTGTCCTGACGCATCATCGCGTAGAGCAATGGTGATATCAGCCCAGCTGTGTCTACCAGCCAATTTCAGTGTTGAGTTGTACACTGGAATTGTGATTTCTTCAAATGTCAAATTGGGTCTAGTGGCACTGACCACCTGTTTGGTCAATTCAGTGGTTGGTTTAGAAATACCAAAGTTCTCAAAAAACACCCGGAAGCGGTATTTGAGTTTGGGCATCAACAGACCCTGGGTATTTGCGCTTTGATCGCTTGCCAGTGGTACTGTCATTCTCTGTAGTGATGAAACTGCCATTTGTAATCTCCTATGTTTTTATTTATCTGGATCGGAGGCGGAATTTCCGCCCCCTAATTTGATTATGCTCCAGAAGCGATTTCACCAGTGTTCTTGATACGCAACGGAATGTAAATG